TCTTTTAGTGCCGTGACCGTCTCGTGTTGAAGAATGTAGGAAACCTTCAACTGATATTTGCCAGCCACCGATGCCTTGAAGGCGCCCAGTTGAATATTCACAGCGTCATCTGCGCAAAACCAATGCGGCAAAACTGGCTGTTCACTTCCATCACTGAATGTTGCGACCGCACTGAAATTGGTTTGTGTATTTGCACGCACAGAATCCGGCCCGTCAATACGGATCGAAGTCGGGAACGTACGGATATCCAAAATACGCACCATCAATTCAGTTTTCAGTTCCACACCGCTCACGTTGGTTTCAGCGTAAACAACCAACTCAGCAGTTTCTACAACTTGCGAAGCATGCAACACACCGGATTGAGTAATCGAAGCAATCCATTCGTTAGAAATGCTCCACTCGGCAGGCAATACAAGATCGCTACCATCCTCATAAACCACATGGAATTTCAAAGCCTGATATTCACCAACGTGCATCGGGCTGCGCAATTCAATGTAGCAGCTAACCGGTTTGTACGTGGCCGGAATTACATCGACCGTACGCAACGCTTCCAAACCTTCATACATTGCAAAAAGCTGTGCGGGTGTTTCTACGTTTACTTGTCGTGCTGCATGGAATTGGTTTCCTGCATCCACAAAACCAGCGGCACCGGCTGCGCGCAAATCTGCGTTTACGGCTTGTCGTGTACCATTGGTAAACTGCACTGTGGTGTAATATTGAACCACCAAACCTTCACGAATTTTCGACGGGCCTTCGATGCTCAGAGATTCAGGGCGAACCGTAATATCCAGCACGCTCAATTCAAACGAGGCCGACGTATGGGTGCCGTCAAATTCGTACGACGCAACGATGGTCGTTTTTTCAATTCCATCCACGGCATTTGCAATGAATGTTCCGTCGCAGGAAATGTGACCAGCTTTTTCATTGGTGCTATGCCAATTCGCGACTACTTGCTGGTTTTTCCCGTTTTCAAACAATACATCAAAACCGAACGCGGCTCGACCACGCTCAGTGACAAAGGCAGGGCCAAAGACAAAACCTTTAACCGGATAAATCGAAGAGTCCACAACCAACACGTCAGCAAATGCCGTGCGCGTTACGTTGTTTTCCACATAGGTTGCGGTGAAGCGTACCGATGCACTGCCACGAATCTTTAGGAAATGTGCAACACCGGTTGTATCAATTGTCGCAATGCCCGGACGACTCGAAGTAAACGATGCTGGCGTAACCGGCTTCGTTGTGTTGTTGTCAAACCGTGCTACTACCTCGTACGTTTCAACACTATTTTTCTCGACTTCGGTTTTACCAACTACCGAAATAGAAACCAGCGCAGGAGGCGTGTCAATATCTTTGACTGTGACAACAAGAATTGCAGTCAGAGTCGTATCCGATTCTTCGTGATAAAACGCGCAGTTAATTTGCACACTTCGCGTACCAGCGCTAACAGCACCAGCAGTGAACAATCCAGCATTATCAATCGAACCGAATTCAGTAGACGTGACAGACCACGATGAGGGAGTGACAATTTGCTTTGCATCATTCTCATACGTGACTTGTGCACGCATTTGAAACGTTGAACGTTCCGGTAGTGGCGCAGACGGGCCAAGAATATCTAACTGTACGGGCCAAAGTCCCTCAAAGCTGGTGTCGGCCATGGAATTTGTATTCCCCTTATGGAGCACAAAAAGCTGGCTACCCTTTCGGATAACCAGCTTCGTACTCGGTTACACGTATTTGACGGAATAGTTGTCAGTACGCGGGGCAAACTCAGGCAGAGTGGTTGCTTCGCTACGAACAATAATCCAAGGGCGTTCGCCGGAACCGTCATCAAATTGCACGGTGAGCGTTTTAGGCAGGTCAGGGTCGTAACCCGGCAGACCTTCCGTATTACCCAATTCGGCGTTGCGATGGTTAATACCGTCAAACGTTACGTTGAAGTTGTTTGCCAAATCAATGAAGTAAGTATCCCCTGCACTTGCAGGCCACATCACGTAGATAAAATCATCGACGTTAATTGTGGTTGAGAAATTCTTCGTTTCAGTAGCATTCAATTCCAGCGTGTTGGTCATGACTTTGGAAATGAAATCTTCCAAGCCGGTGTAATGCACGTACGGACGACCGGACGGCGAATTAACCGGGTCTACGCCATAATCAATTTCGTCTTGCGTAGGCGTTTTCGGCCCACCGAGGAAATCATTTGCCGTAAACATTGCAGTACCAAAGCGCAGAGCAGGCAGCACTTCTACAACAGCTTCAACCGCAACCGATTTGTTTGCATTGAGGTTTACGCCGCTTTCGCTGTACGTTGCGCGCACAGTGGTATTGCCAAGGGAAGCAGTTGCAGTAAATGCACCAGTACCCGGATTAATTGTGCCGTAGGTTGCATCAGTAACGCTCCACACTGGAACTTGCTCGGCGGTAGAACCGTCAGAATAAGTCACGGTGTATGCGAATTGTGCAGTACCCAACGGAGCAACAGTTGCTGGGCCAGAAATTGCAGCACTAACCGGCCAGATTTTGTTGTCCACAATTGCGATAGTTTTCTTCGTGGTCACAGTCACGGTATTAGAAGTGAACGAAACGTTTACCTCTACCGATTTGCTACCCGGCGCAGTCAACTCTTTCGCGGTCAGCACACCAGTCTGCGCAATAGTTGCGTAGGTGGATGCAGTCACAGACCAAACACCTTGAACATCCGCCTCGGAATCATCCGTGTAAACGACGTGTGCTTTCAAAGTGATTTGTTCGTTTTGGTTTACTTCAACTGGGCCAGTGATGGTGACAGTTTTCGGATAAACCGTTGGGTCTTTGATAACTACGTCGAGTGTTGCGTTGCGGGTAATTCCGCCCTCAACATAAGTTGCCGACAGACGCGTATTCACATCGTAAATTTGTGCTGGTTTTGGAGTCAGCACGCCGCCTGCAAAAGTACCGGCGTTGGTATTGCTCGAAGTGAAAACGTTTGGCGTTACAGTCCGGGTGCTGTTATCGCTGTAGGTTGCGACGACAGTATAAGTACCGGTCTGGTTTTTGTTGAATTGCGCAGGGCCATCAATGCGGATGCTGGTCAACAGAACCAACGTCGGATCGCCTTTGATGATAATTACGTATTCAACTTTTACAACTACGCCGCTTTCTTCGTGGGTGAAAGTCGCGGTGACGTGAACAGGCGTATCAATTGCAACCGGGTTGGCGTGGAACACACCAGTGGCCGCATTGACTGTACCTTTGTCGGCGTTTTCGCTGGTTGGATCAATCGACCAAACGACTTTGGCGTTTTGCGTTTTGCTGCCATCGTCGAAATTCACATCAGCGCGCAGAACGTGATTCGAATTGCCGTTGATTACGTCAATCGGGCCAATCACATCAACCGAAATTGGACGCGGCCCCATGTAGGCGAATTCGGTAGTTGGCGGCAACCATGTGCCGATATAATTCCCGTCTTCGTCTTCACCGGTAATGAACAGCATGTCACCGGCAACCGGATCGTTCGTGGTTGTCGCGACGTATTTATCAGTACCATCACCAGCGCTCAGCATAGTGATTGGCAATTTCGCATGCGAGTGCGGTTTAGGCACACGTTTGTTGCTCATGCGAACATCGTTATTACCAACGACAATTGGATCAGTGTCGTCAGCAGCTTCACGATTCAGATAAAAACCACCAGCGGTTTTGATGGTTGCCAGCGGTGGGCGGAATTTGTCGATTTCGCCAAGGATCGGGTCACTTTCCTTTTTGAAATACTGCACTTCGTTGTAAATTTCTTCAACGGTAGTGAGAACGGCCCACGAACCACGATAACCGGAGTCGTCGTATTTTTCTGCATCAACGCGACGCATCAGCGTTTTGTAATCTTCGTGTTCTGGATTCGCGTTAATCCAAGTCACGTTGTACGGAACGGTAAGGGTATCCGGTTCAAGATATGAAACGAGAATGGAGAACTTGTTTACCCCATTCTCGACCACAATCTCGACCGGGTTGTATTTCGACAAACCGCGAAAGTCTAAAGCAAGCGCGATTTTGTCATCAATAAACTCGGTCAGCGTCATGTTTCGCGCCCTTATTTTTGAATGTCGTTGGAAGTCAGCGGACGCCATACAGCAGTATTTGGACTGGTGGCAATCAGAACCGAACCGGTGACTGGTGCCGCGCTATTGCCAACGGTGACAACGCCAGTTTTGGTTTTGATTTGTGTTGCTGGAACTTCCGGGTGCGTGTGTTCGGTTGGTTCGCGTGGATCGCTCATGCGCGGATCGTTATCGCCCACGGCAATTGGCGTTGCGCCGCTTACAGGGGCAACCGAAAGACGCGCAATACCGAGAACATCATCGGTCGCAATTGGCAGCGGATCATTTTGAGCCAGAAGCGCAGCGTCTTCGTCGTCGTAATATTGATCCTCTTCGTATTGCGCCATGGTGTCGATCACTTCGTACGTGTGAACGAAACCTTTTTGTGGATCAGCTTCTTTCGAAACACGGCGCAAAGCTGCACCGTAATAATCGCTTTGTGGATCGAAGCAGAACCAAATGAAATTCAGCGGCACGATCAGGTTGTAGGGTTCGCGATATGCACACACAACGGTGTTCACTTTGCGAATTGTCGGGTTCGACTGACGGTGCGTGATTGGGTTGGTTTCGTCCATATTCTGGATATCGGAAACCACACGCAGCGCGTCGATAATGAGTTCGAGGTTTTTCTCAGCCATTTCTCTTAGCTCTCGGTGAAGGTGATGTTTCGGCCTTGTCCCATGTTGCGAATATCAGCGCCCAAATGAACGCGCTTCGCAGGGATTTTCGGATCAACGATGAAATCGACCTTCATGTCGTTATTCGCGACAACGGCAGTCGTGTTATTGCGTTCGTCGCAAATGGTTTCAAACTCGTTGATACCACGGCTATCAACCGCTTTCTGCGCTTCGCCGTCCACCAGATTTTTCACTTTCAACCGTTCGAAAGAATCGTTCGGGTTGAATACCGATGGCAGGAACGATTTGCGAATAATCGACTTAATACCGTTCACCAGACGACGCACGTTGATGAGTTGCAGATTCGACGCAAAGGTTTGCAGCGTTTGCTGGTCGAAGATAAC